AGGTCGATTGCGATGACGATGACGGGGCCGCAGAAGCGCTTCTTCAAGCTGGAGGCGAAGTACCCAGCTTTCGTGGGTGGCTTTGGCACGGGCAAGACGGAAACCTTGGCCAATTGCGCGGTGCGCGATGCGCTGGCGTCGAGTGCGGCCTTGATCGCGCTGTATGAGCCGACCTATGACCTGGTGCGGTTGATTCTGGCGCCGCGCATCGAGGAGAAGCTGTCGGCGCTGGGCATACGCTATCGCTACAACAAGTCCGACAGCGCGATCTATACCTCGTCGCCGCAGTGCGGGGATTTTGTGCTGCGGACCTTGGAGCAGCCGGCGCGCATCGTGGGTTATGAGTCCTACCGGGCGCATGTGGACGAGCTGGATACGCTGAAGCCGGATCATGCGGAGGCGGCGTGGAACAAGATCATTGCGCGTAACCGGCAGAAGCCGGCGGGCGCGGTGAAGCCGTCGAATCGGGTGAGCGTGTATACGACGCCGGAAGGGTTCCGCTTTGTGTACCGGCGCTGGAAGCAATCGCCCAAGCCGGGCTACGAGATGGTGCAGGCGGCGACCTGGTCGAATCCTTTCCTGCCGGACGACTATATCGATGGGCTGCGGGCGAGTTACCCGCCGCAGTTGATCGAGGCCTACATCGAGGGTGCCTTCGTCAATCTGGCGAGCGGGGCGGTGTACCCGGCGTTTTCGCGCGTGCTGAACCATGCGGCGGTGGTGCCGCAGCCGCGCGAGCCTTTGCATGTGGGCATGGACTTCAATGTGTCGAACATGGCGGCGGTGGTGTTCGTGGTGCGGGACGACAGGCCCTATGCGGTGGCGGAGTTGACGGGTGTGCGCGATACGCCTGCGATGGCAGCTTTGCTGCGCGAGCGCTATCGCGTGGCGGGATTCGAGCATCCGATTACCGTGTATCCGGATGCGTCGGGTTCGTCTCGTAGATCGGTGAACGCTGCCGTGTCGGACTTGGTGCTGTTGGAGCGTGCGGGTTTCCTGGTGCGGGCGCCGGCCAGCAATCCGCCGGTACGGGATAGGGTGAATGCGGTGAATGCCTTGATCTTGAATGATCGCGGTGAGCGGCGCTGGGCGGTGAATGTGGATGCCTGCCCGCGCTTGACGGAAGCCTTGGAGCAGCAGGTGTTCGATGCGCATGGGGCACCGGACAAGGCGGGTGGGTTTGACCATGTGACGGATGCGGCGGGGTACTTCTTGTGTGGGCGGTGGCCGATTCGGCGGAGCACGAATACATCGGGTCTGGCCTGGCAAATCGGGCGATAGAAGAGATGAGGACGGAATGACATGGATTTTCAATCGTTGAAGGATGGGTATCCGCGTGATCCGGATTATCCGGCGCGGGTGTTTGAGCTGGCGGCCTTGCAGCGGGTGCTGGATGGGACCATGTATGCGCTTTTGCCGCATCCCTTCCACGAGGAGCGCAATGGGGCGGGGGAGTATGTGCCCTTGGCGCGGCGGCGGCCTTCGGCGCGGTCGCGGATTTGCCGGACGGTGGTGGACGATGCCGTGTCGCTCTTGTTCAGCGAGGGGCATTTCCCGGCTATCGATTGTGCCGACGCTGTGACGCGCGAGGCGCTGGAGACTGTCGTGCGCGAGGCGCGGCTCAATGAGGTGATGATGGCGGCCGCGGCGGCCGGCGCCGTGGGTTCGGTGGCGATCTGGCTGCGGGTGCTGAAGGGGCGTGTGTTCTGCAGCGTGTTGCCGACCTTGTACCTGACGCCGCAGTGGCTGGCGGATGCACCGGATGTGCTGGCGAGCGTGACGGAGCGCTACAAGGTGAAGGGTGCGGCGCTGCGGGCGATGGGCTATGCGATCGATGCCGATGATGATGGGCGCGACTTTTGGTTTCAGCGCGTGTGGGATGCGCGGGCGGAGCGGTGGTTTGCGCCTTGGCCCGTCGATGATGCCAAGGCAGGGCCGGTGGAGGATGCGGCGCGTACGGTGGCCCATGGGCTGGGCTTCGTGCCCATCGTATGGATACGCAATCTGCCGGGCGGCAATGGCGTCGACGGCGAGCCGACCATGCCGGTCGAGGCGATCGATTGCCAGATCGAGATCGACTACCAGCTGTCGCAGGCGGGGCGTGGGCTGCGCTATAGCAGCGACCCGACGCTGCTGATCAAGGAGCCGGCGTTTGGCGATGGCCCGGTGGTGAAGGGAGCGGCGAACGCGCTGGTGGTGAGCGCGGAGGGTGACGCGAAGCTGTTGGAGATCAACGGTACTGCGGTGTCGGCCGTGCTGGACTATGTGCGGACCTTGCGCGAGCTGGCCTTGGAAGGTGCGCATGGCAACCGGGCGCATGCGGATCGCATCTCGGCAGCTCAGAGCGGGCGGGCGATGGAGCTGATGAACCAGGCACTGATCTGGCTGGCCGACCGCTTGCGTATCAGCTACGGCGAGGGGGCTTATCTGACGCTGCTGAATATGATTGTGGCGGCGGCGCAGCGTTGTGCCTTGGTCGACCGCAAGGGGCGTGCCTTGCCGCGCATGGATGCCGATGCGGCCTTGGGGCTGCGCTGGCCGGCCTGGTATGCGCCGACTTGTGCGGATGAGTTGAGCGAAGCGCAGGCCTTGTCGACTTTGCATGGGGCGGGCTTGCTGTCGCGTTCGGCTGCGGTGGCGGTGTTGGCGCCGGCCTATGGGGTGGGCGATGTCGAGTTGGAGTTGGCCAGATTGGTCGACGAGTAGCGTCATTGCTGATTTTGGACGGAACGGCTCACCAGTTGGTGGGCCATTTTTTTGGGAGTAGAGGATGTCGCAACAAGCTGAAACCCAGACGTTTCCGCTGGAATATGTGCGTGAGCTGGAGACCAAGCTGAAAGCAGCCGAGGAGAGTGCTGCGCAGGCGGCACAGGCTGCAGAGGCAAGGGTCAAGGAAGGCGAGGCGGCACTCGAGCGCCGCCTGGTGCAGGCGGAGCTGAAGGCGCATGCCATCAAGGCGGGGCTGGTGGATCTGGACGCGCTGGTAATGGCAGACCTGAGTGCCGTGAAGCTGAAGGTGGAGGGCGGGCTGGAGGGCGTGGAGGGCGTGTTCGAGCGCCTGCGCGAGGCGAAGCCTTATCTGTTTGGCCAGGCCAGTACCAGCAGCACGCAGGCGGCGCCGGCGCCGAACGCGGCCGTTGTGCGCAATGCGAAGGATATGAACGCGCAGGAGTATGGGGCGGCGCTGGCGAAGTTGGTGAAGGGGTGATAGGTGTGGGAGCAATGTTTGCGCTGAGCGGGGCCATGTGTTCAACTTACCTGTTTACCTAACCCGCCAATATTTGCTCCTAAACCATGTCAAATCCTTACCATGCCACGACGATTGAAATTGGGGATAACGGTGGCCAACGTCCGACCTGGCGTTCGATCCTGATCGGCGCCGCTGTTTTCATTGCGACGACTACTGTGCTCGGCGTGGTGCATTACCGGATTGCCGCCATAATACTTTCTCAGCAGGGTTACCAGGCTGGTCAGCTTTATGCGCTTCTGTTCGACAAGGGATGGAGCCAGGCTTGGTCGGTTGCCAATGCCATTGTGGCATTCACGGTGAGTGGCGTAGCTGCGGCGTCGCTTGCGGCGGAGAGGCGTGTACAAGCTGCACTTTGGTCGGCGTTGGTCTACATGGCTTACTTTCTGGTGTGCATGATTGGTAACGATGCACCAGTACCGACTTGGCTGATGGTACTGGACGGATTAGTCCTGCCGCTTCCTATGGGGATACTAGGGGCGTACCTCTATACCAGGAGGCACGACACTAACAGCACAACCTGATAGCAGATGCAATTGTGCTGAACTGATATTCCCGTCGCAGTTCCCAAGCCCGATGTTGCGACATCGGGCTTTCATTTTGTGATGCGGCGCCCAGATGGGCGCCGTTTGTTTTTTCTGCCCTGCCTTTGCGGGGCAATGTCCACCCTTAGGGAGACGCACTACCTATGTCGATTCAGAATTTTCCGGCTGCGCTGCAGCCCATCATCCAACAGGGTTTCCTGGAGCGCGAGTTCGAGGACTCGCTGAAGTCCAAGCTGGTATACCGCCGCGTGGCGGACCGGGAGGTGTTTCCGAACCGCATCGGTGAAACGCTGACCAAGACGCGCCCTGGTCTGAAGGCGGCGGTGACGACGCCGAACAATCCGGCCGGCAACACCAATCTGGACAACGGTATGACGCCGTCGACCTGGACGGTGGAGCAGTTCACGCTGAACGTGAACCAGTACAGCGATACGATCGACCTGAACATCATCAACGAAGGCGTGGGCATCGCCAGCCAGTTCGTGCAGAACGCGCGGGTGAACGCCTTCCAGGCGGCGCAGTCGGTGGATCGGCTGGCGCGCAACGCGCTGTTCAATGCCTACCTGGGCGGCAATACGCGGGTGCGTACGACCTTGGGTGCACCGGCCGCCAGCGTGGCGGTGGATGATGTGCGCGGCTTCCTGTTCGCGCCACAGAATGGCGTGATGCAGGCGGTGAGCGCGGGCAATACGGCGACGGTATTGATCGCGGGCGACAGCTATACGCTGGTCGGTGTGACGCCCGATGCGACGAATGTGTCGACGGCCCCCGGTGGCATCTCGGGCGTGCTGACCTTCTCCGGCAATGTGACGGTCGCCGACGGTACGGCGGGCAACGCGGTGGTGCATTACAACGCGCCGACCATCCTGCGCGCCAATAGCCGTAGCACGACGGCCGGCCTGGTGACGGGCGATATCCTGACCATGGGCCTGTTGCTGGATGCGCAGGCGCAGCTGCGCAACAACGCGCCCATCCTGGCCGATGAGCGCATGGTCTGCTACCTGGACAACAAATCCATGCGCCAGCTGTTCGCGGACCAGGATTTCAAGCTGCTGTACCAGGGCCAGTATGGTTCCGACACCTATCGCAACGGTACGGTGTTCAGCCTCTTGGGCATCGAGTTCGTGCCAACCACGGAAGCCTTCGTGCAGCCCATGGGCGGCATCAATGTGCGCCGCCCCATCTTGTGCATTCCCGGTGCCTTGGTGGAAGCGGACTTCCAGAACACGGGCAAGCTGTTCGAGAACGAGTCGCAGATCGTGACGGTGAGCGAGGGCATTGCGCAGGTGACGCGCCCGCCGCTGGA